AATGGATATACATGTTTGGAACTCACTTTATTACAGGTGATACACAAATATATTTTAATACATCAAAATGTGATCCGGTTTATGTATATAACAATAATCAAATTGGATTTTCTAAAATCAACGTGAACGATGTAATTACATCAGTTTTATTAACTACGCCATACGGGTCTGCTGAATTTACGAGCAGTGTTGCAATTTTATAACACGTAAATAAAAAATTGACTTATTCTCTTTTTCAGTATAGGATGTATTTCATGACAAAATCTTATACTGAAAAAGAGCTTTTTGCTAATTACGAAAAATTTCTAAAACAACTCGAAAAATTCTTCTCCGGTGAACGACTTCAAAAGTTGCAATACCTGTATAGTGAGAATGAGTACGGTTATCGTGCCATCATGGCACCTGCGAGCGCAAAGGAACATTTCCACAACGCTTATGTTGGTGGTTACCTTGACCACATCATGAATGTTTTGACTACTTCCTTTGGTGTCAAGAAGTTGTATGAAGCCCGTGGTGGTACTATCGACTTCACTGATGAAGAGTTGGCGTTTTCTGCCATCCATCATGATCTTGGAAAGTTGGGTGACAAGGAACAGGGCGAGTATTATCAGATTCAAGAGAGCGATTGGCATCGAAAGAATCGTGGTGAGATTTTTAAGTTCAACCCCAATCTACAATATATGGACGTGGTTGATCGTGCGTTGTTCATTCTACAACAATATCAAATTCCTTGTACTTGGAAGGAGACATTGGCAATCAAGTTGTCTGATGGTTTGTACCATGAAGCTAACTCTTCATATTTGAAGTCATATAATCCAGAACATGAACTGAAGACAAATTTGCCGCGTCTACTTCACGTTGCTGACTATATATCATGTAGATGTGAATATGATATGTGGAAGCTCGAAAATTAAGTTATGAACGATGAATCAATTTTTGTACAAATAGCCTCTTATAGAGATCCAGAATTGGTACCAACCATTGTGGATATGTTTGAAACTGCCAATAATCCAGAAAATTTAAATCTCTGTATTTGTTGGCAACATGATGATGTTGAAAATTTAAGTTTTTTACAGAACTATCCAAACATCAATATCATCGATGTTCCTTACTATAAAAGTAAAGGGGCATGTTGGGCAAGAAATTTGATTCAACGTTACTATAACGGAGAAAGATACACATTACAATTAGACTCTCATCACAGGTTTGTACAGGGATGGGATACCTTATTAAAAGAAATGTATGCGCAGTGTGTTGATATGGGAAGTAAGAAGCCTATTATCACCACATATGCGCCTGCATTTGATCCATTTGAACTCAAAGAATCTTTTGAACAAGTTCCTTGGAAAATGGACTTTCATACGTTTACAGATGAAGGCACTGTAATATTCGTACCAAATCCGATTACAGATCATGATAAACTAACTCGGCCTATTCCTGCAAGATTCTATTCTGCTCATTTTGCATTTACTGATGGATCTTTTTGTGATGAAGTTCCACATGATCCTGAGTATTATTTTTATGGCGAAGAAATAAGCATTGCTGTTCGTGCGTTCACTCATGGTTATGATTTGTATCATCCACATAAGGTTGTTTTGTGGCACGAATATACACGGTCTGCTAGAATAAAACATTGGGATGATCACGATTTAACAAAACACTCGGTTGTAGAAAAATCTTGGTGGGAACGTGACAATCAATCGCATAAGAGAAACAGAGTGTTATTTCAGATGGAAGATGACGTGAATGTATCTATTCCTAAGACATATCAAATGGGATCAGTTAGATCGATTAGAGATTACGAAAGGTATTCCGGTATTAATTTTCTAGATCGGACTGTTTCTGTACATACATTATCTGGAAAAAATGCACCAACACCATATAATCAAAATTATGTGTGTGGAAAAACCAATAGTTATTCCGATTTAAAAACTATAACCAAGAACGTTGTTATTGATACATCTGTATTATATCGTGATAATACACACTCTTTGAGAGTTGAAATATATAATTCAAAACATAAACTAATGGTGTCTCAAATTTTAGAAAAAAATTTAATTGAGACGTTATTGAAACAACCATCTTCTCCAAGTGTCTCTGTTAATTTTAGTGTAATAACGCAAGAGTCATATTATTGTAAATTGTATATTTTGGATGAATTTGATAGAACTATACATCAAATGCAAAATAATTTATGAAAAAGTTGAACGATGTAACTTTGGTGTGTGTGTCTTCAGTACGACTTCAACAATCGTTGATGTCTATGCGATATTGTATGAATCAAATGGAATTTGCAGATGCAAAATTCATTACACATGAATATACTGTTTCTGATGAAGACGGGATTAAAGTAGAACACTGTCCACATTTAACATCCACGGAGGCATATAGTCATTTTATGATTTATGACTTGCATCGATACATTGATACCAAATATTGTTTAATAGTTCAGACAGATGGATTTATTGTTAATGCCGATGCTTGGGATGATAATTTTTACAATTATGATTATATTGGTGCACCATGGCCTTTAATTGAAGGTCATTTTTTAGATCCGAGTGGAGTCACACGACGTGTTGGAAATGGAGGATTTTCTTTTAGATCAAAGAGACTTTTGGAAGTTCCTACAAAAGAATATGTTCCTTTTGTTGCCACAACGCATGGTGATTACTATAAACATCACAACAATGGTTACTGTGCTGAGGATCTTGTTATATGTGTTCACAATGCGTTATTGTATGAAAAACATGGGTGTGTATTTGCACCATACGAAGTTGCGTGTAAATTCTCAAGAGAATGTACAGTGGATATGAACCTACAAAGAAATACGTTTGGGGTACATGGTCCTATGAATATATGGATTCCAGAGTTTGATTTTTCCAACAAAACTGAATATTTTATCTAGGTTTTCACTATATATTGTTTGGTAAGACAAAGCGTTTTACCCTCTTAAGTCCAAAAGATTAAGAGATAATAGGTCCAAAAGGACTATTAACGAAAGGAAATATAATATGAGTAATCTAAGTAAGATCAATAAAAATGCACTTCGTGCAGTTCATCGTGATGAGTTTTTAACTCCATTTGATAGAATCTTCGATGAATTCTTCGCTGCTAACGTCCCTAACTTCACGCAAGATTTTGGTGTGGACTTTTTTGAAAAGGGATCGTATCCAAAGGTAAATGTTATTGATTTTTCAGATCGTGTGGTAATTGAAGCTGAAATTCCCGGTCTGGATAAATCGGATGTAAATGTCGAACTTGAAGCTAACGTCTTGACTGTTGTAGGAAACAAGTTAACCGTACCAGATAAGGTTTCTGGTGAAACTGGAACGTACATACGTCGTGAGTTGAAACGTTCAAGTTTTCGTCGAAGTTTTACTTTGGGTGATAATATTTCTAAAGACAAGGTTGAAGCCGAGTTTCAAAATGGTATGTTAACCATTACGTTACCTAAGGTTAAGCCGGTTAAGCCAGATGTCAAAAAGATCACTGTGAAGTGAATAAACAAATAAGTTATGTGACCCCCACCCTAATAGGTGGGGGTTTTTTACTTTGTTTGATATTTATATACTATGAACAGAAACATACTGAACTTTAATCTGTTACTTGGCTTTTCAGCATTATTCATTGCTGGATGTGCCGCTTTTTTCTCCATTTGGGGTATCGGATTATTGTTTTCCGGTGCGTCTATTGCCGCTATGGTGATGGCTTCTTCGCTTGAATTGGGTAAATTGGTTGCAACATCATTCTTATATAGATTTTGGAAAAAGTCCCAATGGATGTTAAAATCTTATTTATGTGGTGCGGTATTCATTCTTATGTTGATTACGTCGTTGGGTATATTTGGATATCTTACCAGTGCATATCAACAGTCTTCTATCAAATACACTATGATGATGGACAGTATCAAATTGTTGGAAGATCAAAAGAAACAAGAACAATCAAAAATCAATGAAGTTAAATTACGTATTGATTCATTATCAGCATTAAGAAAAACACAGGAGTCCAGATTAAGTGAGATCAATACAAATGCGTTATTGGCACGTAATCCAATCCAGTTTCGTCAGGTACAAGATCAGACTATGGAATTGATTGATCAAACGGACAAAAACATTAAAACGGAGAATGATAAGTCATCCGGGTATTCTGCCACGATAGATACTATTGACAAAAAGATTGCAGATCTTAAGTTGAACACTGCATCTAATAAAGACATTCAGACTTTCAAATTTGTTGCGGACGAGCTGAATATGAACTTAAATACAGTCGTCAAATGGTTTATTCTAGTATTGATTTTTGTATTCGATCCACTAGCGGTTGCGTTGATATTGGCATACAACATGGCAGTTAGTAAAGAATACGCTATTTATATTCCGGACGATAAGAAACAGACACCAAAACCAATTGAAGAGCCACCCAAAAAGATTGTAACCACACCTGTTGTTGAACAGTCTATTACACCAATCGAACCAGTAAACACACAAGAGGCAACTCAAATCGTTGAAAAATACGATACAAATAACGACGGTAAAATCGACGAAACTGAATTGCAAAATATAACTAAAGAAGAACTCAAAAAGATGGATAATCAGGGCGATGACTTCTTTAAGAGATATTTCGTACAGAGATAAATCAATTTTTTTTGACGTTTACATTCATTAATACTATTTAATTTTGTCTGTATAAACGTACAGACTTAAAAATAATTTTGTTAACAGTATATGAGTCAAGAAGAAACCTGCGAAATCGTTCAAATTCTAAAAGAAGCCAAAACTACAAAAGATTGGGATTTAGTTGATGAAGCGTTGATCTATTTAACAAACTATTGTACGGAAGAAGAAGACGAGAACGAGGAAGAAGAATAAAAGTTATGATTATTATTTTAAGTTTGTTGTTGGGACTATTTGTTGCAACAACTGTGATACTTGGTTATGTGACATATAATTGTCAAAATAAAATTGACATATATGAGAGTTGGATAGTAGAATTCAAGGATGATATAAATGAGGTGTATCGTCAAATAAAGTTGGTTGATGATAAACAGATTTTTGAAAAGGACGACGATGTAGGCGGAGTCTTTTCTGATTTATATTTGATACTAGAAAAACTCAATCAAAGGACTAACTCCAATGTTCAAGACAAAGAAACAAACTAATAAAAAGACAGTCAAGAAGAATACTAAGATCATAAAGAAGAAAACCAAACGAACACCAGTTCGTTCTGTAACCAAGGTTGTAAAAAAGAAGACAAAGAAGATTCGTTCCGCAAAAATTAAGACCCCAGTTGTTACTATTGCGGAAACACCGATTATCGAAACCACAAAAACTAAGAAAACAAAGAGGGTTCGTAAACCCAAGGAAAAGATGTATTTTACATCCGAGACTGAGGACGCAATTATCGAATATAATACCAGTGATGATCAATCACAACGTGATGAAATCTACAATACTAAGATCAAGTATGCGTTTGAAAAGTTAGTTGAAAACGTGTTTAACACGTTTAAGTTCTGTTATTTTGAGACAAGTCCTTTGGAAGTACAAAAGGAAACTGTTGCTCATTTGGTTGCCAATATTCATAAGTTTGAGAGCGGTAAAGGTAAGGCGTTTAGTTATTTCAGTATTATTGCTAAGAACTATCTGATTTTTCAGAATAATAGTAATTACAAACGATTCAACCAACATGTTGAAATAGGCGATGATAACGGTGAAAATACTTACAAGTTGCAACACGAAGATTGTCACTATAGAGAAGAAGAAAACCGTGAGTTTCTTCAACTAATGGTGAACTATTGGGAAAAGAATGTGGGTAAGATTTTTACCAAACAACGTGATATCAATATTGCTAATGCGGTGATTGAACTTTTCCGCAACAGTGATCGTATTGATGCCTTTAACAAAAAGGCATTGTACTTGTACATTCGTGAGATTTCTTCATGTAAGACGCAACAGATTACTAAGGTGATTAATCGAATGAAAAACTATCAGAACAATATCACCAAGTCGTATGTAAATAATGGCAACCTCTAGTAGTCTGCTAAAATAAAATAAGGAAAACCACTCCAAAAGGGATAACAGTAAGTACTGAATATGGACAATGATATTGAAATATACAAAAACAAGAAATTTTCTGATTTGTGTAAGGATATAGTTAAGAATTCTGAGAACAATCGGGATCAACTTGACATATTGATCAGTGATTTGCGTTCGATGATTAAAACTGCAAATGATGCTTTGATGATTGTTCCTTTGATAAAGGAATATTTGGATGTTCAAGTAAAAAATGACGAACAATTAGTTAAGTTAGCTGCGGTTATTCAACGTATCATGAGCCGACAAACAGTTGGTGCAGACGGAGAAATGACAGGGTTTTTGACCGAAGAAGAAAAACGTCAGATTATGCAAGAAATTAAAGTGATTGAAAAATCAGGCGGTCAAATAAATATAAACAAATCTTGATATGAGTACAAACTCTCCAATCGCAATGGATCAGTCAAAAGATGTAAATCTTTTGGCAACAAAACGTGATCTTAAATTTTTGTTAACAGATGTTGCATCCACTCCTCAATATGAACCAGCGGTGGTGTTGGATATTATTTTGGACGAATCTCATCCTGAGATTATAGAAAATGGACACTATTTGGATCCGGATCAATGGCCTGAAAATTACATCGGTCAAAAACCTTCTATTGATGATTATGATTATACATGGATAGGACGTGTAAAAGTACGTCTATTGAATTCTCAAACAACCTTGCCTAAGGAAGGATTGTCATGGGCAATGCCTTTGGAGAATAATATCTCTGAATATCCGTTGGTTAATGAAATTGTGGGTGTGGTTAAGTACAATAACAATCTGTATTACACCCGCAAAATAAACTATAAGAACTTTGTAAACAACAACGCTGATATAGCGTTTGAATTGACTTATGGTGCCAATATGGGTAACCGTGAGGAATACAAAAGCGATACGGATCCGTTTATTGATTATAAAGGACCAGTAAGTAAGTTACGTGCTCAGGGTGGATATGGATTTGAAGGAGCATTGGGAAGATACTTTCTTCATAATCCAAATATCAGATCATTGAGACGATTTGAAGGCGATACCGTAATAGAGAGTAGGTTTGGACAATCAATAAGATTTGGTGCATATGACGATAATCGTGAAAATGATAAAGCATATGATAACAATCCCGCACACAATTTTAAAAATGGATATTTTGATTATAACATAGGTAATAAGAAAAAGAATAATTTTTTTAACAACAAATATGAAGTCGGTGGTGGTAATCCTATGATTATTTTTAGGAACCGTCAACGTCCGTTAAAAAAGACAGAAGAAATTCAATTACATCCAAAATTACCTAAAATTACTCCAATTGATGAAGATGATTTAACTCACCCAGAAAGAAATACTGGTGGTTATTTGTTGGAGGATATTAACAATGACGGTACATCGATTCATATTACGTCCGGTTGTACGATTTCAAAATATGTAACCACATGTTACAAAAAGATGTTTGGAGTGTCAGGAGATCAAACGGGAGAAGAAGTAACTGCGTTTGCTCCTAATAATGCCACTACGTTTTCTTATCCAATATTGAACAAGGACCAATATGTCCTTAACACGGATCGTATAATCTTAAGTAGTAGATTTGCCGAAACGTTTCATTTTTCTAAGAAGAGATATGCTATTGTTACCGACAGCGAATATACCGTAGATGCACATGAACAGGTAGTGATTAGTACAAATACAAAAACAGTAATTAACAGTCCTGCTATTTATTTGGGTCAATATAACGAAACTAATGAACCAGCGTTACTTGGACAAACCGCTGTTGATTGGTTATTTGACTTGTGTGAGTGGTTAAAAACTCACGTTCATTGGTACTATCACTCACATCCTGATGCTGGAGGGGCAGTTTTACCTTTTACACAAGTACCGGTTCAGTTATTTGATTTGGAAGAACTCCAAAAAAGACTTTCAACATTATTGAGTAGACGTGTATTTTTGACTGGTGGTGGATATGCGCCGGGTCAAAATGGTGGTAAAATAACTGATGGTGCCGAACCTGTTAGTATCAATACTGAAACAGGCGAGGGTGTTCCGGGTGGATTTAACAATTTTGACAGACGTGGAAGACAAGTTTCCGATATAAGTCAAATTCAAATATAAGTCATTTTACACTATCAAATTTGATATTTAATATTACTATGACAAAAGAATCATTGAGACAACTAATAAGAGAGATGGTACAGGAAGAAGTCCGTGCCGCGTTACCAGAAGTCATGGCTGAGATTTTCACTCAAAAGAGTCAGAAAGTCACAGAAACAACGGTTAGTGCATCGAAGAAACCGATTGTTAAGGAACAGCCAGTCAAAAGAGAGTTCAAAAAGTACACACAAAATGAACTTTTAAACAAAGCATTGAATGAAACTGTGGGTGGTATTCCAAGAGAAGGTGACATGGTTGCATCGTCATTATCGTCACCACCATCTGTGATGGACAATTTGGATCATGCACCTGCTCCGGTGGCACAAGCTTTGACAAAAAATTATTCTGCATTGATGAAGGCGATTGATAAAAAGAAGTCTGGTGGTACAACAACATCTGCTTCAGTATCAATGATGTAATATGACTACGTTGTATCCAATTGGGTTGACGTTACCCATTCAAAACGGAAGTGGGGGATTTTTTAATCAAACCATATATACGTTAGAACAGGTAAAGAACAACATTCGTAATTTATTGAGTACCAAGAAGGGAGAGCGTCGTATGCAACCTACATTTGGTCACTCATTGAATAGTTTTGTATTTGATCCAAACGATACGACTTTATCTCAACGGGTTAAACAATCATTGACTAGCGACATTAATTTTTGGATTCCGATGGCAACAATAGACAATATTGATGTTAAGGTTTTAAAAAGAGAAGATGTCGATATTTATAGACTATACATCAATTTGACTATTTCTGTGAATAATGATCAGACACAAATTGAAATGTTTTTGGAAAATAACTAATTATGGCATCAACAACACAGAAAACGTTTAAACCGTTGACAAATAAGGACATATCTTATTTGAACAGGGATTTTTCACAGTTCAAGAAAAATCTTATCGACTATACCAAGACGTATTTTCCAAAGAATTATCAGGACTTTTCTGATTCTTCACCGGGAACAATCTTCATCGATATGGCAGCGTATGTTGGTGATGTTTTGTCTTTTTATTTGGATCAACAGTTCAAAGAAAGTCTGTTTCCATACACTGAGGAACGTAAGAATGTATTGGCATTATCTAAGTTTCTTGGCTATAAACCCAAGGTTTCTCGTCCGTCTTTGACAAACCTTGATGTATATCAGTTGGTACCGGCAATAAAAACTAACGACGGTGATTACATTCCAGATGAAAAATATACCCTTAGAATTAAGGCTGGAATGCAACTTATTAACAGTAATGGATTAGGATTTGTAACAACAGATGTCATTGACTTTTCAGTTGATACGTCCAATTCACCAAGAGAAATCACAGTTAGTTCCAGAGATGATTTTGGAATTCCACAGTTCTTTTTGATTAAGAAAACTGCAAATGGCATTTCTGGACAAATTGTAACAAAGACATTTGTTGTCAATGAGAATGTTCCTTACTACAAATTGTTTTTGGATGAATCGAATGTCTTGGAAATTTTAGATGTACGTGATCAGGATAATGTTTCTTGGTATGAAGTTGAATATCTCGCACAAGATATTGTGTTAACATCGTATGAGAATACATCTTTGAATGATGATCGTTTTATTCAATATCAATCCTCTGTTCCAAATATTGTTAAGTTGTTACGGACTCAACGTAAGTTTGTCACCAATATTGATCAAAACAATTTGACTTATCTTGAATTTGGTCCCGGTAATGATGGTGTTAATGACGAAATAATTATACCTTCCGCAGAAATTTTAGGAGTTAGTTTATCAAATCTTGGTAATTTAAATGCCAACATTGATCCATCAAACATTGTCAATTCAGACTCATTTGGTGTATATCCTAGACAAGGAACGCAATTCACTGTCAAATATTTGGTTGGTGGTGGTGTAGAATCTAATAGTCAAACTGGAGATATCAACAAAATTGTCAGTGTTGAGTATGAAAACGACATTTCCGTGATGTCTACCGCAGAACAGAATTTGTTTCAAGTGGTCAGAAACTCTTTGGCAGCCGAAAACAATATACCTGCTGTCGGTGGTGATGGACCAGAATCAAATGACGAAATTAAACAAAATGCCACTGCATTTTTTGCTGCACAAAATCGTGTAGTGACCGCAGACGATTATATCGCACGTTGTTACGCTATGCCATCCAAGTTTGGATCTGTAGCAAAAGCCACTGTAATTTCTGATAACAATCTCAATGCAAATTCCATTGTGGATGGTGAGTTGACACAACAAAATGAAGTGTTAAGTAATAGACAAATTAGTGGCAACCTAAAAAATCCATTTTCAGTTAATGTTTACTTGTTAAGTTATGACGTAAATAAAAACTTAACGAAACCAAATTCAGCTTTGTTGTATAATCTCCGTCAATACTTGAGTCGTTATCGTATGATGACTGACGGTATTAATTTGATTGATGGATATATCATCAATGTTGGAGTTGAATTTAAGATTGTAACATACAACAATTTCAATAAGAAAGAAGTTTTATCGAATTGCGTTCAGGCAGTAAAAGACTTTTTTAATATTGATTTGTGGGGATTCAATCAACCCATCAATTTGAGTCAGTTAGAATTGGAGATTGCTAGAATCGAAGGTGTACAGTCGGTTGCACAACTGAGGATTAACAACTTAACATCCAGAAACGGTAATTATTCGGATGTTGAATACAACATTGATGCGGCAACGGTCAATAAAATTGTATATCCATCACTTGATCCGTGTGTGTTTGAGTTGAAGTTTCCAGACGTAGACATTAAAGCAACAGCCGTATAATATGCATATTTTTATCTATCCATCTAAAGACACATACATAACCAATTTATCAAATTCTGAAAATAAGAATTTTGGTATTGATGAGTTGGTTAATATTAGTTGTGTTGCCGCTCGTAGCCGATCTGTAACCAATTATCAATCTGGCAGTTTGGATTCCAACGACAACCTTCTTAACAATACCATAAACTTTTATGGGTCGTTGATTGGATACTTTTCTGGCAGTACTACCAACGTAATTTTGTCAGATGATTCTGATAGTTCTACGGTGGTTTATGGAAATATGGTTGGATCTGTCAATGTAACATCGTCGTGTGCTAATTTCACCACATCACAATTTACCGGAAATGTAACTGGGAGCGTGTCTGGATATGTATCAAGTGCCACTTTGAACGGTGCCTCGTATACTACTCAGACAGTATCTTTAACATCCGTAAGTGGAAGCGTAACTAATTTGTCTGGAAGTTTATCTGGATCTTCTGTGAGTGGAACAGTATCAGGAAGTTTGACCGGTATTGTAACCGTTTTTTCTGGTAGTTTGTATGGTGTGTCTGGAAATTTAGACGGTGATATATCTGGTAGTTATTCTTATTATAACCCCAAGTTTGCATTTACAAGTTATTCAAAGTTTAGTCGAGCAATGTTAAAGTTTGATGTATCTGATGTATCAAGCTCTATTTCATCCGGGGATATTACCGATCCTAAATTTGTACTCAATATGAAGGTTCTGAAACAACAGGAACTTCCATTAGAATACACAATTTATTCATATCCAATTAGTCAAAGTTGGGAAATGGGTGATGGAAGATTTGCTGACAACGGATCTACAACCGGTGCAAGTTGGAATTATAGAGATTATACAGACGGTACACGTTGGTATCCTTCAAACCCAAGCGTTGATTTGTATGATTATTTGACTAATGAGTCTAATAAATCAATTGCATTTGGTAATGGTGGTGGTACGTGGTATTATTCGGTTCCAAATACGACAACGGTTCCCACATCAAGTTTTTGTTCTACGTTGACAACTGGAAGTTCTTTGATTACATCACAGAGTTTTGGATATGAAGCATCTGACATTAAAATGGATGTAACTCCAATTGTTAAGTCTTGGATGTGTGGATGTATTCCAAATGAAGGATTCATTTTGTTAACGTCTGAAGAACTTAACACCCAAAATATTTCAAATGGAAACCTAGGCTTCTACAGTAAAGAAACTAATACGATTTATACACCTTATTTGGACGTGGTATATGATGATAGTGTATATACGACAGGAAGTCTAAGTCCAATCACAAATGATGTACAATTGTCAGTGATATTAAAGAATGTCAAGAAACAATACAAGAGTGACAGCGTTGCTAGAATTAACGTGTTTGCAAGAGAACGTTTTCCTCTAAAGAATTTTACTAAAGCAACACAACAAACTGCATTTTTAACACCAAAATATTTACCAACTGACTCTCAGTATTCAATCAAGGACACTGAAACCGAGGAAGTTATTATTGATTTTGATGAAGGTACAAAGTTGAGTTGTGACGCATACGGTAATTATTTTATGCTGGACATGTCATCTTTGCCACAAGAAAGATATTTCAAGATTTTAATCAAGACCGAAGTAAATGGTGCTGTAGAAGTGTTTGACAACAATACTTATTTTAAAGTAATAAGATGATTACAGAAACACAAAGTACATTTAAACGTGATGGATCATATGCTAATCAGTTTGACGAGTTTGGTAATTTGGTTATT